TTAATTGAAGAAGATGGTTCTGCAGTTGTAGGAGAGGAAGATGAAGTTGTACAAACTTCTTTCTCACAAAACTTAGCGGAAGTAATTGATGAATCTATTTTACAAGAACTATCTAGTGAACTAATTGACAAATTCGAAAATGATAAATCTTCAAGAGAAGATTGGGAACAAGCATACACCAAAGGTTTAGACCTATTAGGTTTTAAATATGAAGAAAGAACTCGTCCTTTTAGAGGCGCTTCTTCTGTAAATCACCCGATGCTTGCACAAGCAGTTACACAATTTCAAGCAATGGCTTATGTAGAGCTTTTACCTAGTGATGGCCCTGTAAGAACACAGGTCGTAGGAGCTAATACAACAGAGCTACAACAATCAGCAGAAAGAGTTAAGGACTACATGAACTATGAGATTACTCATGTCATGGAAGACTACAATCCAGAGATGGATCAATTACTATTTCAGTTACCGCTTTCAGGTAGTGCGTTTAAAAAAGTTTACTTTGATGAATATTTAAATAGAGCAACATCAAAATTTATTCCTGCAGAAGATGTAGTGGTGCCTTATGGTGCATCTGACTTAGACAGTTGTGAACGTCTGACACAGATTGTCAAGATGTCTATGAACGATTTAAGAAAGAAACAAGTTAATGGTTTCTATCGTGACATACCTCTAAAGCCTTACGAGGGAAATGAGGCTGATGATGTGCAAGAAAAAATGAATCAGATAGAAGGTGTTACACCTACTGATTATGGTATGGATGACATGGCTGAACTTTATGAGATGCATGTTGATTTAGATTTAGAAGGTTTTGAAGATATTAATCTAAGAACTGGTGAGCCTAGCGGAATTAAATTACCTTACGTTTTAACAATAGATAGAGGCACGAATAAAGTATTATCTATTTATCGTAATTACAATGAAGGTGATCCCCTAAGAAAGAAGAATGAATATTTTGTACATTACAAATTTTTACCTGGTTTAGGTTTCTACGGCTTTGGTTTAATTCATATGATTGGTGGTTTGACTAGAACTGCTACAACAGCATTAAGACAGTTACTTGATGCAGGAACTTTATCTAACTTACCTGCTGGTTTTAAGTCACGTGGTTTACGTATTCGTGATGATGATCAACCATTACAACCAGGTGAGTTTAGAGATGTTGATGCACCAAACGGTGTGATACGTGAAGCCTTAATGCCTTTACCTTACAAAGGGCCAGATCAAGTTTTAATGTCGTTATTAGGTTTTTGTGTAGATGCAGGTAAACAGTTTGCTGCTGTTGCTGATATGCAAATGTCAGAAATAGGAAGCTCACAAACTCCTGTAGGCACTACGATGGCATTGATGGAACGTGGTACAAAAGTCATGTCCGCTGTACATAAAAGATTGCACTATGCACAGAAAAAAGAATTTAAATTATTAGCAAGAATATTTAAATTAGTTTTACCACCTATCTATCCATACAATGTAGCAGGCGGACCAAGACAAATTAAGATGCTAGACTTTGATGATAGCATTGATATCTTACCTGTTTCCGATCCAAATATTTTCTCAATGTCTCAACGTGTGACGTTGGCACAAAATCAATTACAACTAGCACAAGCTGCACCTCAAATGCACAATTTGTATGAAGCTTACAGAAGAATGTATATTGCACTAGGTGTCAAAGATGTTGAACAAATACTACCAATTCCAAAAGGTCCACAACCACAAGACCCTGCACAAGAACATAGTGTTGTTTTATTAGGTCAACCTTTACAAGCTTTTGCAGAACAAAATCATGAGATGCACATTAAAGCTCATAGATTGTTTTTGTCATCTGTATTAGTTAAATCTAATCCAATGGCAGTCGTAAATTTAGTATCACACATTAACCAACACGTTTCTTTCTTAGCAATGCAAGTTGTCAATCAAGCATTAGCTGAAGAAGCAGAAAAATTAAGAGCACAGTTTGGTGAAAATATACCACCTGAAAAAATTATGGAACTACAAGCACAGCGTCCTATGTTGATTGATCAAGAAATTGTAAAAATTACTGAGCAAATGGTAATGGAAGAGGCTGAATCTTTGCAAGATCAGAACATGGATCCGCTTGTTTTACTAAAACAACAAGAATTAGCACTACGTCAACAAGATTTAGAGCTAAAAGCACAGTCTGAAGGCGAGAAACAAGGTTTAAAAGAGCAACAGTTTGAGTACAAACAAGATTTTGACTCTATGAAACTACAAAAAGACTATGATTTAGCAGAATTACGAGCAAGAGTAGCTCAAGCGAGGACAAATGCCCCTAAATAAAAAGGGTAAAAAGATAAAAAAGGCCATGAGTAAGACATATGGTAAGAAAGAAGGCGCAAAAGTCTTTTATGCAAGTATAAACAAAGGAAAAATTAAAGGAGTAAAGAAAAAATGATGAATTTTTTAATAGGGCCCCTAACATCTTTGTTGGGCGATACGGTAAAAGGTTTTGTTGAGACTAAAAAAGCAAAAGCGGACTTAGCTTTAACAGAAATAAAAGCACAAAAGTCACTTAAGGAGCAGCAAATTGCAGGAAAAATTTCGTGGGAGGCAAGTGCGGTCGATCAGATGAAAGGGAGCTGGAAAGACGAGGTAATTTTACTAGCCCTGTTAATACCAGCGGTGCTAGTCTTCATACCCGGATGGACACCACACATTAAAGCAGGGTTTGAAGCGCTACACTCACTTCCTGATTATTACAAGCATCTCTTGTACATCGCCTGTTCAGCAAGCTTTGGCATCAAGGGAGCAAAAGGTGCTATGGGATTAATAACTAAGAAAAAATAATGTGTGAGGGTTGTGATACCTTATGTTTGAAATGCGAGTCAATGATGGAGAAATGCATTAATTGCGGTTGTATGTGCCACTGTGGTTCATACTGCGTATGTGAATGTGGTAAATGTGAACATGAAGAAGCAAAAGAGACTTACGATAACGGTGCCACCGAAAAAAGGACCAGCCCCACAAGGCTTGAAAATAAATTCCAATAAGATACAAATAGTTAAGACAAACAAAAAAGGAACTTAACTATGAAACACAGTTATTTCAAAATACCTGGGTGGTTTAACTACTCAGAGACTTACGATATGATTGTTGATCAAATACCTGAAGATGGAAAGATAGTTGAAATAGGATCTTTCTTAGGTAGGTCAACTCATTACTTAGCTACAAGTTTAGTCAACGCAAATAAAGAGAATGTAAAAATATATTGTGTTGATACATTTGCAGGATCTTCTGAACATGCAAATTTGAATTTACCAAAAGACTTTTCAGATATGTTTAAAGATAATTTACGATATTTTATTGGAAGAAACATGGTGCATGTTTGTCAAGGTAGATCTGATGATACGAAAATATTAGAGCAGTTTGAAGAAGCAAGTCTTGATTATATAATGGTGGACGGCGCTCATGAGTATGAACCAGTTATAGATGATATACAAAATTGGTGGCCAAAATTAAAACCCAATGGTGTAATGTTTGGTGATGATTACAATTTAGCTTCTGTTTCAGAGGCAGTCAAAAAAACATTACCAACAATAATGGCGGGTGGTTTAGGTGTTAATGGAAGTCAGGAACAAACTTGGTATGCAAGTAAAGATACTAGCTATAAATTTTTTGAAAAAGCAGTCCCTGGACTAAATTGCCTTAAATGAGTGTATTTGTAATTCATAACTATCAAAAAGAACTTAAAGAACTCCGTCAAAGCCTTTTAGAAAATTTAGTTGTAGGGGTTGAAAATTATGAAAGTTATAAGTATATTTTAGGAAAGATACACATGATAGACATGTGCCAACAGGAACTTTCTCGCCTGCTGGATCAAGAGGAGAAAATAGATGACTAAAACATTATACGTGCCTGATCACGTAAAAGCAAAATTAGACAATCCTTCAAAAGGAATTGATAAAAAGAAAACTGAATTAGATAAACTTCCAAAACCTGTTGGATGGAGAATTTTAGTTTTACCCTTTAAAGCAAAAGATAAATCAAAAGGCGGTATTATACTTACCGACAAAACTATTGAAGACTCACAATTAACTGCATCTGTTGCAATGGTATTAGCCGTAGGTGATGATGCATATCAAGATAAAGAAAAGTTTCCTAATGGACCTTGGTGTAAACAAGGTGATTGGGTCGTGTTTGGCAGATACGCTGGTTCAAGAATCAGGATAGATGGAGGAGAGGTAAGATTATTGAATGACGATGAAATACTCGGCACTGTAGATAATCCAGAGGACATATTAACAATACTATAACATGGAGGTACCATGCAAACAGAACTTAACACTGCAAAAGACGAGAAGCTAGTTGATCTTGATACATCAGGAGAAGGAGCAGAAGTCGAACT